TACATGAATGGGGACATAAAAGATTTTGAAACCTATTTCCATAAAGATGAATATTCTAAAAAACTGTTTTTAAGAAACGCAGAAGATCAATCTGAGTTCCATCTAGAAAAAGGATGGATAACTGATAAAGAACATCAGTCTATAAAAGACATGCTTTATTCTTCTGATACAGAAGCAGTAATTTTGGGAATAGAATTAATAGCAGCAAAACAAAAAGAAAACAACATATGAAATTACAATTTGACGCAGTAGAACATAAATATACAACGCTAAATAAACCTGAAGATGTTTGGACTAGTGTAACTTCCCTTATTAGTAAATTTAAAGCACCTTTTGATAAATTAGCTGTAGCAAAAAAAAGCGTAAAAAAGAAAAACAGCAAATGGTACGGAATGAAGCCTGAAGAGGTAATAAAAGTTTGGGATAATGAAACTAACAGAGCTTTAACTTTAGGTAGTTGGTATCATGACCAAAGAGAAGAACAGTTATTAGCATGTAATACACTAGAGCGCCACGGTAAAGCTTTAGATATCATGAAACCTATAACAGACGGTGATATAAAACTTTCTCCTGATCAAAATGTAACTGATGGTATTTATCCAGAGCATTTGGTGTATTTAAGGTCTGCAAAAATATGTGGACAAGCAGATAGGGTTGAAATTGTTAACGGTGTAGTTAATATTTATGATTACAAGACAAATAAAGAAATAAAAACAGAACCTTATGTAAATTGGGAAGGTGTTAGAAGCACATTAAATTCTCCTTTAGAACATATAGATGACTGTAACCTTATGCACTATGCATTGCAACTTAGTTGTTATATGTATATGATAATGAAGCATAACCATAATTTGAAACCGGGTGTTTTAGAGATTCATCATATAGTTTTTGAAGTAGAGTCTTATGATGAACACGGTTACCCAATAACTGCTACTGATGATAGAGGAGAGCCTATTGTAAAAGAAGTAGTTCCTTATGAATTACCTTATTTAAGAAAAGAAGTAATAGCTATGATAAACCATTTAAAAAAATAACCAATGATAAAATTATTTGAACTTGAAGGAGATGGTATAGTCCCATCAGAACATTGTTACAATATAAAATGGCTTAAGGCCATAATTGATGAGTACCCTGATAATTATATAAATATTTTCTCTTACATTTTCTATATGGCATGTACTTCTAAAGAGAACCCTTATTTTAATACTGCTGTTGATGAAAGAGAAGAATTAATATTTAGAGCAGTTGAACAAAATTTTTCTACAGAGGATGATCTTATAGTTGATGCGCTAGAAAATGCTATAACTCTTTATGAAACACCTACTGTTAGAGCATATAAATCAGTATCTATTCTTTTAGATAATATAGGTTTATATATGAGGACAGCAACCATATCAGCAGGAAGAGATGGTAATATTACGGCTTTAGTAAATACTGCAGATAAATTTGATAAACTTAGAAAATCATTTAAAGGTGTAGCTAAAGACTTAGATGAAGAAAATCAATCAAGAGTAAGAGGTGGTCAAAACCTTGGATATGATCAAATTTAATAATTATGATATTACCTGATTTTTATAAAAAAATACCAACTTGGGATAACGGAACATGGGGTTATACTGAAATACATAGTCTTGAAGAATACCGTGCTTTCTTAAAATCCCATTTTAAAGTTCCTGGAGAATATGATTATGATGAAAGCTCATTGCTTTTTAATGAACAGGCTAGAAATTTTGAAAAACAGGGATATTATAATGCGGATCCACCTTCAGTAAAAATTATATAAAGTATTGGGATTTTGAAAAAGAAAAATCAATAAACGGGTGCTTGTTTATAAATAAAGATAAGAGTTGGTTTCTTCCTAGAGATTACTATTTCTGGATTAACTTTCTAAAAATTTATAATAAACTTTTAAAGAAGTTTGAGTTTCCTTCTGTTTGGGATGTGCAATTACATATGGCTTTATATGAAGAACTAGCTGAGGCTCATTACCTACATGCTTCTATAACTAAAAAGCGTCAGATAGCTTCTTCTTATTTCCATATGGCAAAATGTATTAATAGGGTGTGGTTTGATGAGGGGGCTATTATAAAAATAGGAGCTTCTCTTAAAGATTATATTAATTTAGCAGGTTCTTGGAAATTTTTAGATGAGTATAGGTCTCACTTAAATAGACACACTGCTTGGTACCGTCCTTTAAATCCTGGTAAACCTTTAGACTGGATGCAAAAGATTGAAGAAACTGTAAACGGAAGAACTACAGATATTGGTACAAAAGCTTCTATGACAGGTATGTCTTTTGAACAAACTGCAACAAAAGGGGTAGGGGGACCATGTTCTATATTCTTTTATGAAGAGGCGGGAGTAGCTCCAACTATGGACAAAACATTTGAGTTTATACGTCCAGCAATGCAGGCAGGTGATTTTACTACAGGATTGTTTATTGCAGCAGGATCTGTAGGGGAATTAAAAGATTGTGATCCACTAAAAGAGATGACAATGAATCCTTTAGCAAATGACATTTATCCTGTAGAAACTGATTTAATAGATGAGACTGGAGTAAAAGGGTTGTCAGGGTTATTTATACCTGAACATTGGGCAATGCCTCCTTACATAGATGATTATGGAAATTCTATGGTAGAAGAAGCTTTGGAAGCTCTTAATGCTAAAATAGAAGGTTGGAGAGATAAACTAAATCCAACTTTATTTCAATACAGGGTGTCTCAGCATCCAAGAAACATTAAAGAAGCATTTGCCTATAGAGATCAATCTCTATTTCCTACAAATCTGATACATGATAATGAAAGACGTATAAAAGATAAAGATTACCCTTTCTATATGGTAGATTTAAAGGAAGATGCTAATGGAGCTATAGTTGTAAAGAAAACTACTAAACCTCCTATAGATACTTTTCCTATAAAACTTAATCAAGAAGATAAATCAGGCTCTATACAGATATGGGAAGCTCCATCTAAAAATCCAAAATTTGGAGAATACCTGGCTTCTATTGATCCCGTGGGTGAAGGTAAAACAACAACATCAGAATCTTTATGTTCTATATATGTTTACCGTACTGCAACTAAAGTACAAAGAACAACTTCTCAAGGTGTAGAAAATTTCATAGAGGGTGATAAAGTTGTAGCAGCTTGGTGTGGTAGGTATGATGACATTAATGAAACTCACAAAAGGTTAAGACTAATAATAGAATATTATAATGCTTACACTTTAGTAGAAAATAACATATCTTTGTTTATAAGATACATGATTGGATTACACAAGCAAAAATATTTAGTTCCTAAAAGTGATATGATCTTTTTAAAGGAAGCTAAATCTAACATGAGTGTGTATCAAGATTATGGTTGGAAAAATACAGGAACTTTATTTAAAGAGCATATGCTTAATTATTTAATAGAGTTTTTAAAAGAAGTTATATATCATGAAACTGATGAAGATGGTGTAATAACAAAAAGAGTTTATGGTATAAGTAGAATACCTGATCAAATGGCCATGACAGAAATGTTAGCATATAGAGATGGAGTCAATGTGGATAGACTTGTATCATTAACAGCATTAATAGCCTTTGCAAAACTTAGAGAATCCAATGTTACAAAAGAAGTCAGAATAGAGGATACAACATCCCGCAACTTGGATAATCCGCAGAATTTCAGTAAATTAAATAGTACAGGCTTCCGTAATATAGGTAGAAATAGAAGCGGTATGGGTAATTCAAAATCAAGAAGTGCATTTAAACGTATTAAGTAATGAAAATATATAACGCATTAGACCTTAAGAAAGGAGCCAAAGTTAAAAAGAATAGATTGTGGAGTGTTTCTCAACCTTTACAATTTTTACCTTTAAAAGAAAAAGATCAAGAATGGTGTGCCTGGAATTTAGACTGGTTAGAGTTTAACGGTTTAAAACAAATTAGACATAACCAAAGGCGTATAATGAAAAATTATAAGCTTGCAAATGGTCAAATAGATAAGTCAGATTATATAGCAGAATCTAACAATGAGATGAAAGACATTGTAGAAGAGCTTGCAACTAGTGATGAATTAGAAGCTTTAGAGTTAAAGTTTTATCCTATTGTCCCTAATATTGTAAATACCCTGGTTGCAGAATTTGCTAAACGTGATAAAAGAGTAACTTTCCGCTCTGTAGATCCTTACAGTCATAATGAAATTTTAGAACGTAAGAGAGCAGAAATAGAAAGCTATTTGGTAGGAAAAGCTGAGAAAAAAATTCAACAAAGAATGATGGAAATGGGTGTTGATTTAAACAGCCCTGAAGGACAGCAACAAATGCAGGAGCAGACTAGTCCTGAAAATATTAGAAATCTACCAGAAATAAATGAGTTTTATTCTAAAAAGTATGAAGTCATTGCTGAAAAATGGGCTACTAAACAGTACAATATAGATGAGCAAAGATTTAGAATGGATGAGCTAGAAGAAAGAGCTTTCCGTGATAAGCTTATTACTGATAGAGAGTTCTGGCATTTCAACATGTATGAGGATGATTACACTTTAGAGTTATGGAATCCGGCTACTACATTCTACCATAAGTCTCCAAAAATTAGGTATATGTCTGATGCTAACTTTATAGGTAATATAGAGATGATGACTGCTGCAGACATTATTGACACATACGGTTGGAGAATGAATGAAGAACAGTTAGAATCTTTACAACAGATTTATCCAAGTAAAACTCCGGGAATGGCAACAGGAGGATATCAAAATGATGGATATTATTATGATGCTACTAAATCTCATGCATGGAACACAGGTTCTCCTTCATTAGCTATGAGGCAATATACGGCGTTTAATGATGCTTACGTAAATAATAACAATGATGCTATTAGGCAAATATTAGAGCAGTCAGAAGATTCATATTTTGCTAATGAAAATTTATTTAGAGTTACAACAGCATATTGGAAGTCTCAAAGAAAAATAGGACATTTAACCAAAGTTCATGAAAACGGTGTAGTAACAACTAAAATTATTACAGAAGAATATGATATTACTGACAAGCCAATATACAACACAAGTTTAATAAAAAATAAAACACCGCGTAATTTAGTTTTTGGTGAGCATGTAGAATGGGTGTGGATTAATCAAACTTATGGAGGAATTAAGATAGGGCCTAATGCTCCTACTTTTTTAGGAATGGAAAACTCTTCAGGTGTAAACCCTATTTATTTAGGTATTAATCAGAATCAAATCAAACCTCTTAAGTTTCAATTCAAAGGAGATAATACGCAATATGGATGTAAACTACCTGTAGAAGGAAGAGTTTTTTCTGATAGAAATACTAAATCAGCATCATTAGTAGATTCATTAAAGCCTTTTCAAATTGGCTACAACATTGTAAATAATCAAACTGCAGACATACTTATTGATGAG